TTAAACCTAATGATCTACCAGAACCTGTGATAAATTTGCTATTATCAGCTAACTTCCAAGTATTACCTGAGAAGTGATTCTTAAGAGCTTCATCAAATTCACGTGCTCCACCAGTACCAGTATAAAGAGTTACTTGTTTTTTCGATGCATCAGTCATACCATAGAATAAATCACCAATAATATTCTTCAACTTAGTTTCAGTCATAGTTGAATAGGAATCCGTATTAACGATTTGTTGTAAAAGACCAGGACCTATAATTACAGGTTGCCCGTTTTCGTCTTTCATATAAGTATGCCCATTAGCATCATAAGTTTTTTGACCATACCAGTAGTACATTTCACACTCTTCTTTAAAGTCAAGCATGTGTAAGTACTCTTCATAGTCCATCCAAAGTTTAGTAGTAGATCCACCTTTAGTTGGTAGAGAAAATTCTGCTACAAAATCTTTAGCGTTTCCAGACATATGATAAGATTTTCTTACAGTTGTAAGTTTATTTCTTACCAAACCTGGAGATTCCCAGTTTGAAGCGTTACCTCTTGAGAAGTCAACTCCTACTGGTGCATACATTTGAGCCCAAAGAGCTCCAAGTGTTGCATCTGCTGCAGCTAATGAAGCTGTTGCAGAAGGATTTACTAATTGTAATGTGTATGTCCAAGAAGTTCCACCAGCTGTTTGAACTGGTTCCTTCATAATACGTGCTTGAGTACCTGCTTGAGATACAATTACGTAAGGAAATACAAAGTGTTTATCAGGAAATTCCAACTCAAAAGTTGCTCCTCCTAATCCTAAATTTGCTGTGCTGTTAGTCGTTGCTACTGGTCTAGTCCTCAATCTATGTGTTGCCACACGATATTCATACTCCAAGCGATCAATAGACTTAACATTACCAACTCCTTCTGTTAAGAAAGATAAAGGAAATCTTTTGTCATCTTTTCCTGCTAAATGAGTAATAATTGGAGACAGCTCAGTAGGTTTAGACAACAACGCATTTGCAAGACTGTTCATATCAGTCATTTGCGAATCATTGTAAAACGTTTTTTGAACGCTTATATTTGTTCCTGTTGGCATATCTAATTATTTTTGTGGGCCCCTATCTCCCGTTACCAGGGGTACGTTTAGAAATTTAGATCTAATTCATCTAAATCTATATTTTTACTTCGTCTAGAAACTTTCTTAGCACTTTTAACTCTTTCTACATTTTTATTAATTTTATCTTTTAAAGATGTAGCGTTTGTAGTTCTAGCTTTAGTATTAATTATACTTTTTAAATCAAATCCTTTATACATTAAATAATCTATAGCTAATTTAACTTCTATATTTGCTTCAGTATGATCTAGATCTCTTTGTGTATATCCATTTTGATCTACTGGAGTTGATAAATATTTAAAGAACTTTTGTTTTTCTTTTTCAGGAATAGAAAGACCGGCAAATTCATCAGACTTATTAATAGTATCATTAATCTCTGTCCAAAACTCTTGCTGTTTTGCAGCTTTCTGCTCCATAGTTCTTTGCTGTTGAGATACTAAACTTGCTCTCTCGTCAGCTTGAACTTTAGCTAATGATTTTCTTGCTATCTCTGCTTTAGATTTTAACTTTCCGCTATCTTCTAAATCTCCAAGAAAATCTTTTACAAATTCGTCATCATGACCTTTTTGTTGAAGATAAGTAGATAAAATAGCTTTTTGACTATGAACATCATCTTCAGCAATTTCTAATTTACCATAATCAAAACTAGGATCATTAGCTCGCATAAATGTGTCAGAATTTCCTCCAGCTAATACATATTGAATATGTTCTTTAACTTTAGGGAAAGCTTCTAATACTTCATCTAATCTATCATCAGCCATTTGTGATGCTACATCTTTAGTTAATTCAACTAATCCTTCTGTAGTATCATCATATTCTCCAGAACCTTCATATCCTAATTTACCTAAGATTTGACTAACAACTGTTTCACTCTCATCTTCTACTTTTTCTTCTTCAACTTCTTCCTCTACCGTTTCCTCCTGAGTTTCTTCTTCTGCTTTTGGTTCTACTTCTTTTTCTTCTACCTCTACTTTCTCTTCCTTCTTTTCTTCAATCTCTTTTTCAAACTCTGCTTCTTCTTGAGAAGCTTCTACTTTTTGCTCTTCTTGAGCAGGAGTTACTTCCTCTGTAGCTACTCCTTCTCCACTAATAACATCATCAAATAAGATGTCATCTAGCTTAATTTTTTCATTTGTGTCCATATATATTTATTGTTTTAAGTTACAAATTTAGTAATTATATTGATATTTTTTATAATTATTTTATTTTTAGGTTCTCTATTATTATATAACACTTATCGAATACCTTGATTTATATCCTCCCTTTTTAAATTTCATTTTATACCCTTCATAGAACCGTTCTCTAGATTTAGTCTTATCTTTTATTTCTAAATTCTTTCTATAATTCTCATCATAATAATTAAACATATTTGCTGTATCTGTTATATTAGGAATTACTTCTGGAGATCTTCCATATGTCATACGCATTGCAGCTACAGCAGCTAAAGCATTATCGGTTTTTAATAATTTATTATATTCATCTTTTGTAGTAGGTAGCCCTAAGTCTTTAAGATATTTAAAATATTTCTTTTGGGTAGTACTATATCCCATTTTCTCCCCTTTTTTATTTACTCTTTCATCAAATAAATCATTAACCATTATTGGATCAATAGATGCTTGCGAACTAGTATAATCTCTTCCATAAGCTTCAGGATTATACCCCATACTATTTTCCATAAAATTAGTTACTTCTAATAGTTTTCTTAATCTCTCTCTATTTTCTTCAGGCTCTTTATCTACAATTGTATTTATGGCACTTGTTAAATCTTGTCTTCTTTGAAATCCACCTGTTTGATTTTTTAACCAAGGTTTAAATTTATCAGCATCTATCAACAGCTTTTTTGCTGCTTCAGACTCTAAATGATGTTCATAAAATAAAGCTGGTAGTGATATTTCATCACCAGATGGATTAAATACCATATCATCAATTTTAGATTGCAATGAAGTATAATCTTTAAGTTTTGAAAAATCTTGTTTTAGTAGTTTTTTATACTTTTCTTTCCCTACTATTTTCATTACTTCATTTGGATCCATAGAACGGTCAAATGGTTTCCCAGTTTGTGGATTTATTAAATTTTCTTGTAGATTTCTAACTACATCCTCAAGTTCTCGGGCAAGTTTATCTTGATCGACTTTCCACTTCATTACCCCTTCTTCTAAAAATTTTCCGTCTTTACCATATTTTAATTTATCGGCTTTAGTCATTCTATGTAACCAATCTCCTTTCAAACGATCCTTATAAGGTAATAACCCTTTATCAAACAACTCTTTTTCTGCTTTCTTATCATATACAGATTTTAACCACTTATCAGCCGCTGCCTTACTCCCATACCATTTAACAGCATCGTCATAACTATGAACTATTATCCATTCTTTTCCTTTTGGAGAATAAAATCTATTTTTAGATTTAAATTGAGGTAAAGGAGGATCAACAGCTTCACCTATAAGTTTTTTAGTGCCCGCAGTTTTTAATCCTACAAAAGGATTAACTAACATATCTGCTACTCCCTTAACACTAAGTAAAGGAACAGCAGGCATCTTATGAGCGGCAATTAACATTTCCCAAGGAGCTAATGTAGATTTTGTAGTTCCTCTAGCAGCATGTTTACCTCCTACTAATTCTCCTTTATGCGTGAAGAAACTTCCATCGTCAGTTTCATCAATTTTTATATCTGGGGGAGTAGTAGTATATGATGTAGTATTAAATCCGCCGTTTTGAGCCAGCATAACATTAAATTTTTCTAGATTTTTTTTATACCCACCCTTTTGTTTTAATGTATTTAAATATTTATTGTATTCTTTTATATTACTAAAAGTTTCTACATTTTTTAATAATCCTTTATTAACATCAAATTCTTTAAAGTCTGTATGTGATGGTTTTTTAGACAAAAACTTTTGTGGACCTCCTCTATACATTTTGGGAAGTAATTCATTTTCAACTTCTATTTTAAATATTTTTGCATTGGGATTGCCCCTACTAAACTTATCTTGATATTCTAAAGGACCCATTGGATCTGCTGAATACCAATTGCCTGTTGTTCCCGTAGGCTTATCACCATATCTATATAAAGTTGTTTTACCACTTTTCCCCATTTTATCTAAATGACTTGATAAGTTTTTTTGTGTTAAAGTTAGATCAGGATGTTGTGTATATTGACCCTCTACTATTGGCTTCTTAATTTTATAACCTTTACCTGATATATATGGACTATTACCATAATATTCTAAATCTTTAGAAGCATCATATTTTACTCTATCTTTAACATTATCAATAAAATTTATTTTACTACTTGGGCCTGGTTTAGGTTTAGATTTAAATATATTTTTAACTTTACTAGCTAATTTTTTAGTTCCTTCTACTAAATATTTAGCACTAAAAGGTATTATTCCAAACCCTGCATATAAAGCTGCATCAGTATAATTTCCTTCTTTAGCTTTTGAAACTGCATGAACAAAATCTGCAGTAGGATTAATAATAGCTGCAGCATCTAATATTGCATCTTTCTCTTCCTTCCCTGGTTCATAACCAAATTGTTTCATCCAAAAATCTTTTTCTTGTCTTAAACCTTTTGCATCTACAAACTTACCAAGTTTTGACTGTTCAAACTTTTTCCATCTACTTTCTTTTACCCCACCTTTTTGATAAGCAGCTGGGGATTCTATTACTGTCCCTTCATAAGGACCAGTTGGTAAATCTTGTATTCCTGGGGGTACATTTTCATAACTTTCTACTAAATGCCCTTGATTATCATATTTATTAATATCAATAGGAGCCTGCATCCCAACAGTATTAAATGACTGATTAGGCTGTACATTAGGGAACGCCATGCTAGCCTGGGTATTACCCATAGCATGTTCCTCTCTTAATCCTATTTCTTGTTGTTGTGGAGTTGATGCTACCATAGGTTCTGGGAACATCATCTGTTGTTCTGCCTGAGCAAAAAGATCTAAATAACTTCCTTCGTAACCTTGAGCTTTGGCATTTCGTACTATGGCTAATTTTTGAGCGTTATTTAGCATTATTAGACTTATTAGCTGCTTTCGCTTTAACTTTCACTTCTGATCGTTTGATCCCTAATTCAGATCTATCAATTTCTTCATCAGCTTTATTACTTCTAATAGTTTCATCTAATTCTCTTTCTTTAATATCTATTTCTTGATTTCTAGCATCATGCTCTCTAATTAACTTCTGCATATTAAATCCAGTTTCTTCTGGACCGTCTTTTTTAGACTCAGCGTTAATTAAAGCAATTTCAATTTGAGTTTGTCTATCTTTCTCTTTTTCTAAAGATTCTGCTTCTTGCTTAGCAGCTTCTGCCTCTTGTTGCATTTTCTGCAATTGTTGTTGGGCTTGTTCTTGAGCTTGCTGTTGAGCTTGTTCTAATTCTTGCTGTGTTTTTTCAGCCCTTTTCATTTTATCCTTTAATTGTGGAAGAGATGTAGTCTCTAACATTTCAGCAATTGTAGAAACTTGTACTCCATTTTGGAGCATCGCCTGAGATAAGGTTTTAACTGCCTCAAGACGTTCTTGATCTTTTCCAGCATCCGAAACAAATATTCCATAATTAGATTCCATATACTCCAAAGGATTAACAGATAAAAATTCTATAGTGCCATCAGGCATTACAAAAGTACCTTTCTTTCCAGTTATCCATGCCTCTTTAGAATAATCTAATAAAGCTTGAAGATCTCTTTGTTCCATTCTTTCAAATTTTCTAAATAAATCTTCAGTAATATGTGATGATTGTAATATAGCTTGTTGAGAAGTAGCTTTACCTTCATATGCTCCAATCTCTCCTTGTCTTTGCCTACTTACCCCAGAAATTTTTTCCCATTCAACTAAAATTGATTCTAACAATGCTATGTATTGCTCAATAGTCTTAATAGACATATCTAATACAGATTGATGTTGAGGGTTAAGTTGAATTCCTTCTTTATTATAATCTACCCAAGCAATACCTGTACCTTCTACATAATACATAAACTTATCCATATCCCATTTCTTTGGGATCATATTAATATCAAATTGAGCGATAATATCTTTACTCCTAGCTATAGCTAATTCTAATCTATATTTATAGATATTATAATTTAACTGGTATGGTATCCCTAATTTAACTAATGATAGATTAGCAGAATTAGTATCTGAGTATCTTCTACCATTAATAGGTAATTTACATTTTGAAGGATTATCTAAAGATAGTCTTTGATTTTCTATAGGGGCAATATTAATAAACATTCTCCCATCAATTCTAGTTCCTCCCCATACTTCATTAACCCAAAGCCATTCTAAAGAAGCTCCTTGATCTTTTAATTCTTTAGGTAATCTAAATCCGTCTTCCACTTCCTGAGTTTCCATTTCTCCAGTTTCTATATCTAAATAAGTTAAAAATCCAATACGTTTACGAGATTTCCAATAAACATTTACAACTTCAACTAATCTATTTCTAAAAGCATTTTCATCTTTACCCGCAGATTTAGCATAAATAAAATATGCATCAGTTTCTTGATGCCTTGGTTCTTCTAATTCTAAAATTTGCTGTTCTGATAAATACTCATAATAATTATCTATAATTGTAGAAGTGTGAGCATATTTTCTTACTAATGCCCAATCTCCATCTTCAACAAATTCCAAATCTGGGTCAAGATCATAATCTACATCAATAGGATTTAATACCTCATAAAAAGGTTCTCCATTTCTAACTCCTCTATGTGTATATACTTCCCCACTAACTAAATAATGAAACCAAGCTTTTTGAACTTTATCATATACCTCTTGTTCTTGCATTATATATGTCAAAGCATTTTGACCAATAATAGCTCTATTATCCACATATGAATTATTAAACATATCAACTATATGTTGTGGAGGTTGAACTTGCTGAAGTTCTTCTTCAGTTAACTCTCTCCCTTCTTGCATTTGCAATTGTTGAATAAATTGCATATGTAAATTTTGAAAAATAGAATCATTTAAAGCTTCTTCTCTTCTAGTTACAGAATCAGAATTTTGTACTGTAACGGTATAATTGAGGGGGCGTTTTGACTTTTCCCCTAGAAGAAGATCAATTATGGGTTTGATAATGGGGTAGTTACGCATTTTAGAAGGAAAATTCTTACGGCTTTTGCCATAAGGTTTTAATACATAACTATAATCTGCATCCTCAATTATTCCGTTATAGTAGTCATATAAGGCTTTAATATCATCTTTTTTGTTATTATAGCCTATTCCTGAATTAGAAAGATTTATAAATGCATCTACGCATTCCTCTCTCCATTTTTTATTCTTTTTGCTTAAAGGCAGTTTTTGCCGAGGTATTTTATCGTATCCCATAATCTTACAAATATAATAAAATTTTAAACTGGTTTATAATCAAAAATAATTTTTATTGATTCTTTATAGATATATCACTACAGATAATCACAAATACTATATAAACCATATTTTAAAGTTAATTCGTCTCCTTGTTTTATTTTTTTAAGTGTTTTTAAATGTTTATATTCTTCATGTTCATCATCAATTAATTCACAATTTGGCTTTTCTGAATGATTTATAAATCCCCCTAAAGGAGTACGTATATAATCATGTTGAAAATTTGGATCATAAACATGTGTAATACCTATAACTACCTCTCCTGGAATGTCTTCTCTAGCGAGAATCCCTGCTCCATGAATTTGTGACGGACCTATTGCCAAGTATTCCGGGAGAGGGTTATAAGGTCTTTTTTTATCTTTTTTACTCATATTAATAATAATTTGTATCAAACCATTTATCTGCAGCTCTATCTTCTAATATATCTTTAACTTCTGCATTATATAATTCTCTAGTGTGGTACATACCAACCATAAACGCCATTACACGGTCAAAGTTACCATCATGATTAAATTTAATTAACTCTTGTAATAAAGCCGGGTCATATATTTTATGCAAATTTAACAATTGCTTTCCATTTTCATCAGTCCTTCTTACAGTATTTAACCAATCTCTAATATAAATTTCCCCTTGTTTTTTCCTAGCTTCTGTCATATGCATCCCATATTGCCTCTTTACTTTTCTAGATTGTAATTCTCTTTTATCTAACATTTCAAATTCTTCTTGTAATTTATGTAACTTCCTATGTCTCTTTGCGTATGCTATAACCTCTCCACGATCATTCTCAAATCCAATTTTACACCCATAATAATCTGCTAGCATAAATAAATTACGATTATACTCATCCTGAGTATGCGGCCTACCTACATAAGAAGCAACAATAATATCGTCTGGATGAGATAAATTATTAGGACGTTTTAAAACATAAGCTGCCCCTAAAGATGAAGAATCTGCAGATTGATTTTGCCCATAAGGGTCATGGCAAACTACATATAAATTTCTAGGGACTTGTTGTCTTTTATTTTTATAAGGAGCTTCATATATAACAACTGCCCCTGTAGTATCATCATCTTTTCTATGAGGAAATTTTATCACCTGTTTTGCATCTCCATCTACAGAAAATTTTATTTTTCCATCTTTACCATAATATAATTTACCTACTGTACCAATAGAATGTAAATTTCTAGCTTTAATATTATTATACTGCTCTTGTAAAGAAGCTACATCAAATAAATTAGCAGTAACCCTTAATGTAGCTTCCTGAGGAGAGAAAGGGTGCTCTGCAATATATTGGTCTAATGATTTTGCGTCTGCAGCCCCCTTTTTCTTTTCCCTCATTTCTTTTTCATATTCTATAGCGTCAGTAGCTTCAGAATTTCCCTCTCGATCTATAAATCCATCTAAGTTAGTTTGTATTGGGATAAAATACCCACATTTACTCCCCATAGCTCCTTCATCCCAGATATTTTCATAATCCATACAATCATATGCTGCAGGATTATAAAAGATTTCTTCCATTGCTTCAAAATCAGAACCTTCTGTACCTCCTGTACCAAAAGCTATCATCATCCCTAAAGTTTTAGCCCCTTGCCGCATTGTAGGCATGGTTACCTCCCAAGCTTTTAATAATCCTGGGAATGATCCTGCTTCTTCAAAGAATACTAACTCCCCTGCTTTACCCCTTACTTTATCTGGAGCATCTTTTAAACTTACCCCCATTATTTGAGATTTCATCCCCATCTCAATCTCTAATCCATTTACTTTCTTTTTATACCCAGACATTTTATGCATTTCTCTATCTCTTAATCGTGGTTGAGCCCATGCAGTGTGATCATCTATAAAAGATAAAAACTCCCAAGCTTTTGAGAGTAATCCATCACCAATTAAATATTCTTTTTGAGAAGCAAATACAAAGTTTTTAGAGTTACGGACAAAGAAATAATTACGTGCTAACATAGCCCCAGCTTTATATGAATATCCTTTACGTCTAGCTTTTAAGACAATCATATGTTTATTCTTAGCCCTAGCTTTATCTATTTCTTGGAAATACTCCCAATCTCCATCATAAAATCTAGGGAAAGTTCGTTCACGTTTCGATTGAATTGTACCATCAGGCAATTTCTCATCTACAGCTCTATCAATAGGACAATAATTTAAATAGAAATAATGAAATCCTGTAACATGTAATTCATCTACAGTATATCCATACATACAACGCTTTTGTTCCTCATCCCAGAATTCATAATACTCTCTTGTTCCAGGGAGAGCGTCTGTATAATGCCCCTTTTCTATAAACCGTAAAGCTGCTGCTCTTATTCTATCTGTTCCTTTAAACATCTCTTTTTAATCTTTACTAATTCTGCACATTTTTCATATTCCTCTGTACTAGTATAATAATCTATCACCATATCTATAATAGCTGGAGTTCTACCATCTTCATTAGTAGGATCAAAAGGTAGATAATAAGTATCATAATCATCATTTTCTAAATCAAAATAAATATCATCTACAGTTTTCTGTTTAGTTATAAGTTCATAAGCATTATTCATAGCTTCTTCATACATTTCTAAATCTTCTAAAAAATCCATTACATACTATATTTATTAACTTCTATTCCTCCTCTATTTGTATTAGCAGCTTGTTCTTCTTTTTTAACTATTTCCTCTAATCTCGATAATCCATCTATAACTTTCCCCATATTAGATAAATTAGCTATAAGATCTTTAGCTGAATAAATAGGTTTACTATTATCATCTAATAAAGTTAAGTCTATATCTTTGAAATATTTTTCTAATTTTATTACTGATTCTCTGGCTGCTTTTAACAATCTTACAGCTGAAGTTTCAATTAATTTTTCATATTCCGTACAAGCATTTAATACTTTTGTAGAAGGTTTAAACTTACTTTTCTCTCCAAAGATACTATTTTTTACTTCAATATTACGTTGTTCCCACTCATAAACTGAAAATGGTGAGCGATGATCTACCATAAAATAAACAAATGCTAATTCATCGATAGATAAATTTTTAAACTCTTTAATAGTTAAAGCATATGAACTAGGCACTGCTTTATTATCATTTATATGTAAAAGATCATCTTTTAATCCCATTTAAACAGTTTCTTTTTCACTATCTTTTTTTAACTTATTAATATATTTAACTCTATTTGGATTTACGGAAAATTTACCAAAATATGGTAATCTAATTGTTTCAAAATTTCCTGACTTCATAATATTAGATACAAATTTAAACTGATGATCTATTATTTTCTCTACATTATCTAAAGAAAGATTATGTTTAGTTGCCAGTTTTTGTATTATCGTTTTCTTGTCTTTTATCATTACAATTACAATTTTCTTTACATCCACAGTTTGTAACAACTTTCCATCTTGTAGGAGAGTCAGGACATTCTGTTGTTTTCCATTTCGCCTTATGTTCTATTAAACACCCGCATAAACCACACCTCATAGACTCTTTCATTAAATGAGGGCAGGCATTACAAGCATCTAATCTATCTAAATACTCTTCTGAAGTTACATTAGGGGCTCCTTCTGCTACATATTTAGCTAAATCTTTTGCAAATCCGCGCGCCATTTGAAATAAAGATGGAGGGCTTGGGGGCGGTGGAGGTGGAGGTGGATCAGAAACAGGGGCCGGAGGAGAAACAGGGGGAATAGGTTTATTAGGGATATTACTATTCTCTCGCATTTTTTTGTGAAAAGCTTCTGACGCTAATTGTGAACTAAATTCCATTGGATCTCGTCCTTCAGGAACTTCTACCATATACCCATCTGGATGTTGAACCATCATTGAAGGTCTTTCGTTATTAGTCTTCATATTCTTCTATTTTTAACATTAATAATTTACCTTTTGAATTTTGTAATACAAATATATCATATGGATGAATATAAAAACAGCTTAATACAACTTTTCTACTAAAATCAAACATATTTTTTAATTTTTATCTATAATTATTTCTATTTTGTCTGTGTTGGTATCAAAAGCTGAATTAAGTTTATAAGTATTCATACTTTTTAACATAACTCCTTTATCTTTAAATTTTTTAATATAATTATTCAAAGTATTGAAGTCTTTTATACCAACCATTCTAGCAACTTGCTTTTTATTAGGGATACTACAAAGATTAATATCTTGAGTTATCTCTTGCGTATCTATAAACGCTGCTAAAATCTCTAATTCCTTATCTGTTAAATTAAAAATACCATTCCATATCTGTAAGTACTTATATGTAGTATTTATATTAACTCTTATTGTCTTTTTCATTATTTATTTTTTCTAGTTCAAACTTTAAGTGATCTATCGCTTTCTTAATACATTCTGTAGGGGTTTCATGCTTTTTTTGAGCTCGTAATAAATATGTCACAGCTGTCCCTATATTATAATTAAGATCAAAATTTTCTACAACTTTTCTAGCCATATATCCATCCTTTCCTTTATAATAATCTGGTATTCTATCTACTTTAATATCATAAGCCTTATTAAATTCATACCCTTCTGGCACAGATAATTCAATTTCTCTATTTTCATCCTGTACCCCAGAAATAGTATCTTCCGTAGTCGTATAAGTCCATCCATTACGACCCGATGTGTAAAAATATTTACTTTTCTCTTCTTTTTGTTCTGTCATTTTCTAAAATTTTAATTAATGCATTTTTATTATGTAAAGGTCTCGCATTTTTTCCCTTATGTTTATTTTCTGCGTAATATTCTGAAGGTTTATAAATTTGTTTAACTTCTCTAACAAACTCTTTCTTATCATACTTAACAATCCACCTAGTATCACTATGATTCTTTGATCTCTTTAAATGTTCTAAATAGCTTATCATTTTATTATTTATTTCCTTTTTTACTTACTAAAACTTTTATATACCATCCATCTCTTGTCATCCCTGACTCTGTACTCCATTTATGTTCAACTTTCGTTTTCATCAATTTAATTTGCCTATCTAATGCTATTAATGTTTCTAACCATTCTTCTGGAGTATCTACTTCAATCTCACTTACTATCACTTACTTCAATTTTAGCTATCCCACTATCTATAATAATCTTAGAAAACTTAGACTGTCTATTAAACTCCTCTATATGTCCCTCTATATTTTCTCTTGTACAAAGAAAAGATAAGAATACTTGAAGTTCTTTAGCAGCTCTTTTTGAAGCATCTTTTAACATTATAGACTCTTCAGCAGAATCTAATAATGCATGATAATCTTTAATTGATATAGTTACAGAGCCTTTTACCACTTACCTAATAATTGATGTTCCCCTACTAATAGATAATCTGTACCATTTATCTCTGATACTACAGCCTCTGTCCTAGGATCTACCATAACAGTATCCCCCTGCTTTGCAAATTTGCAATCAGGTCCTACAGCTAATACTTCTAAAATGTTAGTGGATTTTTCTCTAGCAGTTTTCTTATCTAAGATAATACCAGAGTCAGTTTTTGTTTTACTTGGGTCTGGAAGGACAACCCACGATCCGTTTGGTTTAAATTTCATGTCTATATATTTTTATGCAAATATATAAACTATTTTTTTATAAATCCAAATATTTTTTATAAATTTTTTATTTTATTTCTCTAAAGGGCACAGGTACCCCCTTAGGATTCCTAATTTCGAGTTTGATTTCTTTCTAGCAGTGCTCCTGTTTCAAGGGACCCAAGGATACTATTACTGATGTTAATTCACCGCACTTACCTATGTGCTAATTGTACCCTAACTAGATCTTATACATTACTCTTTTCAAGGCTGTGGGAGAAAATTTCCTACTTGAGTATTCGTTTCACAACGTTTTTTCAAGCGTATTAACCTTCTTATGGCCAAATGACCACAATATTAGAAGGTATAAATCCCACGTCTGACCCCATAACTACCTTTTGGCCCTCTGGGGTGATATACTTACGTATGCCTTTTTTTACTTTCAACTTCTTTCTACTTCGAATCTACAAATTTTAACAAAATAACTAATACTACTAAACCAACAAATCCATTGCTACCTAATAGATTAATTACATCCATAACGTTACTAATAACGCTCATTCCAAATACTGGGGAACCAAACACAATTTCCGCCATTACTCCAAATGATAACAACACCATAAATAAAGATGTCATACCTTTAAAGAATGATGTTGCATAATTAAATACACTTTCCATATAATAAAAATTTTAAGTTAGAATGCAAATATACGACTATTTTCCTTGCCCCCTATACTTTTTTAGATAATTTTTTGAGTTTTTTAACTTAGAAGACCTTTTTTTCGAATGAACCCCCGGTCTTTTTTTGTTATTTGTACTCCTATATATAAATGCTGCCATTTTTGCCATGGGGACAAAGATATAAAAAAAATAATATAAAAAATTTTTTTTGAGGGAAATTTGTGAACGTGTGGGGTAGCTGGATCAAAGACCCCGCCCTGTTGTTGCAGTTTGAGATACCCCTGTTCCATTTTCTTAATTCCTAATCCGTTTTATGGGAATAGGGGATATGTTCATTCTGCACTATAATTAATCGTTTCGTCTAACCCTAAAAAATTAAGAAAATGAAACACGCAATTATCATCCGCACAGCACAGTTTAACAGTAAGTACTATGCTATTTTTAAACAACTTCACGGTTTTGGCAGTAGAATGCAAGAACTGTTTGGGACTTCTGCAATTTGTATAGGTAAAGCAACAGGTTGTATCTCTGCACCTACCAAAACCGAATTGTGGAAAGAGGGCAATGTATTTAGCAATGTCGAACTTGTTCCTTTGGAAAAATTTGAAATGGAAATGCAACCTTTGTACAATGCAGATAACGAATTAGTAGGTAACATTGCTAAACCTTCTTGCCAAGTCGTTGTTTCCGATGAATGTAAATTAGTTACTAACATTCCTTTGGAAAGCATTGAAGACATTGCTGAAGTTACTGATGATGAGCCACCTGCTGCTATTGAAAAATCTAAAAAATAGTAATAGTGTGAATGCTTTAAACACAATTCAAGCCCAAACAACAGGGCTTGGATTGTTTTTTTAAATTTATTTAAAAAGGATAGATACGAACGATTAATAAACATAAAAAGAATTTAACTTTAAGTGTGTGAGTGTGATGGGACGGTTACATTACAATATTGTGTATAGCACACAGTATATAAATGTTGCTGCTATAAAATCTATTGATGCAGAGTTGCACAGATTTTAAAATGGTTGTGTACAACCTACATCACATTCACCACTTTTTACCACAATTTGACAATTAACTAGAATACTAATATAATACAATATAACACTGTTATGAAAAAAAGAGATAAAGATGATAAACTAATATGGATAAGTGAAACAATTAAAAGAGATAGTAAAGGAAACATAATAACTTATACATTTGTAAGATAAAAGAAACAACACCTGAACATGTGTAAAACTGTTCATTGAATCAATTTAACAACACTTAAAATATAACATTATGGAAGATACAATAATGAAAAACAATCTTGATATTCTTGAATCAAGTAGATTTAAAACTGTAAGATTATCTAATCAATTAATAGTAGGCAATTTCAGTTCACCTCATTCATTTACATTTGAAGATGGTTCTGTATTAGATGCTGTTAGTGATTATGATAGTGAAAGATTAAAAGTAACATTCATTGAAACTGTTGTAAGAGATGAACATAAGTTTAGAAAATTACATAATGATGTATCTACAGTTCAATTAAAATTCACATTAAGCCAAGAAGTAGACAATGAAATAATGGCATGGTTAAAAATGTGGGAACATAATGATGTAGATATAGTTTTATGTCCATTACCAATGATTCAAGCATTGCAACAAGGACATGAATCTAATTTTGTTTCTTTATTAAATAGTCCATTTAGGGCTGTTAGAATGAAAGATAGAATTAAGAAATTATCATCAATTGATACATTTTCAATATAATTTTAGGGCAAATAAGGGAGAATAGAGTTACAATATTCTCTCTTATTTAAATATAATTAATCAATTTAATAACATTTAAAAACAGTTAACATGAAAACAATCTTGAAATCAATATTTTTAACAACACTTGTAGCAATCTTTTGCGCTTGTGTATTTACATTATTAGGTTTAATCCTAAACTTTTGGAATGAAACTCTTGCCAATGCTTCATTAGCATTTATAGCATCTGTTGTAATAGGTACAATATCTTATTTTGGCATTGATGTTGCAATACAATCTTGGACAGGAGATAAATTACCTTTTTAAAATTTAAATTATAAGAAATAAACATAAAATTAAACTCTCGAAAGTTTTAACTTGAATCCCTTGAATAGGTTTATCCTTGATTTGGTAGAGAGTTTAATTTAAAATTTGTACACAGGTATTTATAGACTATACCTTGTTTTCTAGAAACTAAAAGAATCTTGACACTGACTAACTGCAGATAGTCACTATTTGAAACAACATACTTTGATATGAGTGTTTAATATGTAAAGAGTGTCCTTATTTTGTGATGTGTATCACAACTGATGATTCCAAAAGGATGAAATAAGAAAATAAAACCCAAGTATTACAGACGAAACGAAAGTTAGAAGTGAAATCTTGCACGGGTTTGAAGGTTACTTACAGCATTTATTAGGAAATACTTGACTTGTTAATGTAACCTGTTTCTGCAAGATTTCTTGTTATAATCTAAAATGAGTGTGTTAAAGAATGTATTCAGCAGTCTTAAATTAATTACTAAATAAATTAAACACACATTCTGTTATTGCACACTCATTTTATTAAAATCAATTAAATTATGGAAAAAATTACAAACTTTTTTGCTTTATATTATGATATGGTTCATAGACAAGGCAAATCATTAGTAGATGTTAAATTAAAAATATTAAAAGATAGACAAGATGATAAAATATCTGATTTAGTATATTTTAGTTTAATGAAAGGATTAGCAAAGGAAGAGCAACAATTTGAACAATTGAAAGAAATTGATAAATTTTTAGATAGTTAATGAATTAAAGGAAAGGGATTCAGCAAATAACAACTATAAACAACAAATGTCAGTGAGATAAAGCCGAACCATATTGCCCATAGGGATTGATATGGGGGTTAACCTTTACGGACTGAATATTTAGTTTTGTGCATTTCTAGTGGATAGAAATCAAATAAAAAATGCACAACACCCTTTCCTGTTTAATGCGAGCATTGCTTGGTCACAACCCCAAGATTAGAAACGCAGAGTGGACAATTAACATTAATATAAACTAAAAAATCATTAAAAATGGACAAGTCAAGTTTAATAGATGTAATGCGTCAAAAAGACACATTAACATCTAATGATGCAATTACACATTCAACATCATTAAATAATTGTGTAGATTTATTCTTTATTGCGGGAGCAAGTAGAAGAATGAGTGAAAAAGAAATTCTAATTATGTTTCAAAGAGCATATGCAGAAGATAAATTACTTGCTTTAACTCTATTATTTTGGAGTAGAGATATTAGGGGGGGAGCAGGAGAAAGAAGATTCTTTAGAATTATTTGGAATCATCTTGTTAAAACTAATAATGATATTTTTGTTAGTTCATTATTACCTTTAATCCCTGAATATGGTAGATGGGATGATATTTGGAAAATAGAAAGTTTTAGGCCTTTAATGTCTAATTATTTAAGTATTAAAATATCTGAAATTATTCTTGGTACTGATAATTCATTATTATGTAAATGGTTACCAAGAAAAGGTATGTTATTTGAAATGATTAGAAAGAGATTAAAAATGACACCTAAAGAATTAAGGAAAGTATTAGTTAATAATAGTCACACTGTTGAACAACAAATGTGTGAAAAAGACTGGAAACATATAGTATATTCTCATATTCCTTCAGTTGCATTTGCAAGATATCGTAAAGCATTTAATAAACATGATGAAACAAGATTTCAATTATTTTTAGAAAATGTTAAAAAATATGGAGATGAAAAGATAAATGCTAATGCTATATTTCCTCACGATGTTATTAAAGGCGATATTTTATTAAATGGAGTAGATGAACAATGGGCTAATTTACCTGATTATATGGAAAATTATAATGGTAAATTATTACCTGTTTGTGATGTATCTGGTTCTATGGGAATAGAAATATCCGGTAGAACAACAGCTTTAGATGTATGTATTGCTTTAGGTTTATATATATCTGAAAGAAATAAAGGTATATTTAAAGATGCATTTATGACTTTTAGTGAAAATCCTGAAATGAATTATATAAAAGGTGATACAATATCTGATAGATATTCACAATTACATTCAGCTGAATGGGGACTAAATACAGATTTGTATTTAACTTTTAAAGTTTTATTAAATAAAGCATTAGATAATAATATAAGTTCAGATGAAATGCCTGATACATTATTAATTATGTCTGATATGGAATTTGATTCAGCTGTAGAAAATTCAACAAATTATGAAGCTATTGAAGCATTATATACATCACATGGATATAAAATCCCAAAGATAGTATTTTGGAATTTACAAGGTAGAATAGGAAATGTTCCTGTTAATTGTAATGTCCCTAATACTGCACTTGTTAGTGGATTTAGTCCTGCGATATTGAAATCTATTCTTAAGAATGAAAAAGTTATCTGTACGCCATTAACTATAATGTTAGATACTTTAAATTCTGAAAGGTATGACTTAATAAGAAGCACACTTTCATAGTGTGTTTCTTATTTTAATTTAATAAATCATTTAAAACACTTAAAACACTTAAAACTATGAAAAAATTCAAGGTAAAAACATATTGTAATATATTTGGGGAGCATAATTGTTCTCAAGATGAATTAATAGACAAAATAACTGTTGAATTCGATACTTTATTCGAAGCAATAGTTTATTTATTTGAATGTACATATCCTATTACTCATATCTCGGATTTAATACCTGATTTTAACAAGATAGAAGATGATGAAAATTTAATAAATATCACATCCACTTGTAAAGATTTAGACTTATTCGTTAAAAATCAAAAAGATAGCGAGTTTAATGGTATGTATACAGCCACGGTAACGGCTTTCAGTTACTATAATACTAATTATTAATAATTAAATTTAAATTATCATGGAAAATCAATTAAACACAGGTAAATTAGAAACCTTAAAAATGGGCGATGTTTTATTAGTTAAAGCAAGAAATGTAGCAAATGATAAAATTCAATTAGAATTTGCTGAAGTTTTAGAAAGCTCAACAAGAACAAAAAGCGCGTTAGGAATGTTCAATAAATCAGATTCTAATTTTACTTCAGGGGCAAGAAGAGCTTGGATGACTGCTGAACCAGAAGATGCAGCAGAATTATTAGGAATAAATGTAGATTTTACAGAAAATGGAAATTGGATAGAAGAAGAAACTACAGGATATGATATAATTCCTTTAAATATTTTAAATCCAACTGTTGAAGGTGTATCCTTAAAAGTACAAGTTACTGAAACTACTACACCAACACAATGGCAAGAAGAAAATGTAGAAAGAGCAGCTAAAAAAGCAGGTAGAGATGGAGATTATATTACTCACGAAGGTAATTATATTTTCAGTAATACTGATGTTGTTTTAGATGAAGCTAATCATACATTTTTACAACCAGATTCAACTGGAGTTTCTTCACCAAAAGCCATTCCTGCTATAGAGAGAGAAGAATTTGTTAATGAGAATACAGGTGAGATAGTAACTGCAGAATTAAACAGCTAACGGATTAGGTTAGACGAAAGATATATATAAATTATTTATATTATATAAATTATGAAAATAGTTTGTATAATATAAATAGTTTATGTATATTTGTAAACTAATTCTGTATAACGGCATATAAACTTTAATTAGAAACCAATTATTGAAAAAGGTAGTAATTTACTGCCTTTTTTAATGCACTAAAAATCAATAAATTATGGGACAAATGAAATGGATTTATGGTATGGTTGAAGATGGTTCATATATAATATTTAAGAAAATGTATGAAACTGCATTGAATACTAATACAGATAAATTTAAATTTGGGGGTGAAGAATTTAGTATAACCAAAGCCAAACATATATGTATCTATGGAGATAAAGCTCAAAAAGAGTATGATAAATATATTGATAGTATAGCTGATGCTGAATATGATGCTATATATTTAGAACAATGATTTATTTTATAGGTAACACTGCAATCCACGAATCACCTCATTATCAATTGGCAACAATTGATGATGTCGTGGATTATTGCAGCAGTAAAACAGTATTAGGTGTTGATACAGAAACTGAAGGATTTGACTTTACTTGTAAGAAAATGATTATGTTTCAAATTGGAGACGCTGATAATCAATATATTATAGATACAAGATACATTAGTATTGAACCTTTAAGAAATATACTTGAAAATAAAGATATAATTAAAATATTTCATAATGCAAAATTTGACTATAAATTCATCAAGAAATGGAGTGATATTACTTGTCAAGGGGTATATGACACATTTCTTGTTGAATTAGTCAATAGTTGTGGTAAAAGTCTTGGATATTCTCTTAAAGATTTATGTAAAAGATATTTTAATGTTGAATTAGAAAAAGAAGTAAGAAATAAATTTGTGAATTTAAATGGTACACCATTTGATAATAATCAAATAGTTTATGGGGCAAAAGATGTTGAATATCTTTGTAAAATAAGAAAATTGCAATTACCTGTAACAGAGAAATATAGGTTACAAAATATAGTTAAATTAGAAAATGAAGTTGTATTAGCATTAGCTGATATAGAATACAATGGATTAGATTTAGATAGAGAGAAATGGAACTCTATTGAAAATCAAAGTATGAAAAATGCAGAGATATTAATGACTAATTTAGATCAAATGGTCATTGAAAGCCATTCTCTTAATAAATTTATTAGTGAATATATACAAACAGATATGTTTACACCAATAAGTGAATTAAGGAAAGTAAATG